GGCGTCAACCATAGCAGAAAGCTGTTCAATAGGCTTTCTCTTGGAACGCGTCGTTCCCCGAGACGGAGGGAGGTCTTCCTGCCTCCGTTCTCATGGGGTCCGTAAACCTGTTTTCAGGTTTTCGCGTCCTCAGCTTGCGATGCACACGGGTGAGCGTGTGTACATTTCCTTTCTTCAGCATGTTCATGCGGCCCCGGCCTCTCAGCGGGCAAAATGGTGTAAGGCCATTCAGCCCACTTGGGAGGCCATTTGGGCCGCATTGTCTTTGCTTGAAGTTCCAATTTCTTTGAGCGACGTAGAGTCGATTCGTCGGTGGGTGACAGTATCCATTGTCGGGAGCGGTCCTGGTTTCGTCGCCAAGTGTTTTAAGGCACTTGCGAACCGGGCCCGATCCCTGGCAGCCTCCATTGGAGGTCCTGTCCCGACCGAAGTTAGACACTTCGCTGCTCCTCCTCCACTCCACCCTGGTTCCCCTTGGGCCTTCTCGCGTATTTTGCGAAAGATACGGCGTAGCCGGACGGGAGTAGCCCGAGCAAGAGAGCTTTGCCAGCTCTCCTCGCTCGCGAGGGCGCTCCCTCCTGCCGACGACGCCATATGCGAGAAGGCTTTGGAGGATCACAGGGAGACACTTGCCCGGAAGGTGGTTACACCTCCTTCCACCATCGACGAATTGCGTCGGTTCTCTGAAAGATGGGGTAAACGGTTTGGGCGTTTTGCCAACACGTCGGTAGCGTCTCTCAGCGCGAGTTCTTCTGCCTCCTTGGACTACAGCCGAAAACTTGGCGGCCTTCGGGCCGACTTGCGATCGGTTGTAGATACATGGAGTAGCGAACCAGCTGGGAGGCCTTCCGACGGTGCCCATCCCGCCCCTACTTTTCAGGACCCGACTCGCTTCACCTCTCAAGGCGAAGCGAACAGGCGACAATACGAGAACTTGGGTGTCGTTCCAACCCGGGATACCGTTGAGTACGTGGTCAACGTATTCCAGGATCCGGATTTGGAACGATCCCGTGTCGCTCGTGTAATTCGTGATGGTTCCCTCCGCAAGTTTGTATCCCGTACTGGACCTCTTCCATGTAAGGCTGAAGTAGTGCGCGAACGCGGGTTTAAGGCCCGTGTGGTCACTAAATCGCCTTCCGACGTGGTAGAGGTCGGCCATCTCGTTCGTAGTGTGGTCTGGCCGATGCTGGAAAAGGATCCAAGGGTCCGGGCATCGCTGGAAGGCGGTCGTTTGGAAGAGGTCTTTTCTGACCTCGCTTCCAACCGCATCCAGTGCCCGGTCTCCCTTGGAAAACTCTTCCTGGTATCGGCCGACCTCACAAAGGCGACAGACGGTTTCAGTCGGGATTCCATTCTTGCGGTTTGGGAGGGTATTTGTGTCGGAGCTCAACTCCCTTCGGACGTTCAGCAACTTGGCAAAGTGCTGCTCGGCCCCATGCGCGTCGAATACGACCACCTGGAGGTTCTGGATACGGAGGGTGGGTGCCTGATGGGGCTCCCACTTTCTTGGTTTATCCTCAATATCATCAACCTCTGGGCTTGCGAGTCCTCTATTCGTGAGGCATGTCTCACAGTTGGTTTGCCGAAAGAGGCTATGAGGGACCTCTTTCGGTTCGCCACCTGTGGGGATGACCTCGCGGCTGTTTTGCCAGCCGCCGCGCATAAGGGGTATGAACGTAGGGTAACCGACGTTGGAAGCGGCCTTTCTGTCGGAAAGCATCTCGTTTCGAATCACCTTCTTCTCTTCACAGAGCAGATGGCATGGTTCGAAACTGAAGAATTTCCGGCACCGGCCTATTCCATTTTTGGTTGGCTGAAACCCGGCTCGGCTATTCCAAAGGATTTCCGGCCTGGATATCTCGCTTTTGTTGCTGTCCAGATGGTGGACTACGTTCCCGTGCGTAGCCTCATCCACCCTGGTCACTTTGCAATCAAGCGAGTATCCGGGCCGGTACCTTTTGAATTGCCGAGTTGGGCCACTTCTGGTCCCGCCATATCCTCGGCCATACCTGCTTGGTGTTCTCTTTGGAAACAGAGAGTCATTAGCAGGTTGGCTCGGGTATTGCGGCCGGAAGTTGCAGCCCTCCAGAGCGTCGGTATCCCGCCGTTCATTCCGCGGGAGTTGGGAGGAGGGGGGTTTCCTCCGCCGAGGCCCGGCAAAGCACTTCATGACGCCCCCGAATCTTACCGTCGGTTCCTCTTCCGAATTTTGGTAGATCACCAAAATTCGGTAGGCGAACCCGTTGAAAAGATTCGGAAGATTGTAAATATGTGGCGTACATGCGGTGTTGCCGGAGACCTCCTTTCGGATGCCCTCACCGAAGCAAAAGAAGAGCTCAAAGTTCGACCTCTGTTGGAGTCGCCCGAAGACGGCAGCCTTACGGAAAGGCTGTCGACCGTCTTGGACGACCATTTGACACTGACAGAGGACGACGCTGTGCTCCGCTTGGCTTCGGTTTGGGCCCCAGCATTGGGCATCGCGGGTTTCAATGAGGGACGACCCTATTGTCAACCGTTTTGGTCTTTTGCTGGGAAATTCCGAAAGGAGGTCTTGTCCTCCGCTTCTACCATTGTTGGTAGAGGAAAACCCCTGAAGAATGTGGAAGAATCGGGATTGGTAACCCGATTCAAGGAAATGTGCGCCGGCCCGGTGGTATTCGTTCCTAGAGAACGAATCCCTCCGGGGCTCGGTGTGTGCATCGTAGGCATGCCTTCCCGTAAAGGGAAGATCGCTGGACTGCACCGACATAGTCGGTCCAGCCGCATGGAACGAAAACAGGTTAAGCCGACTGACGTAGCCTCCAACGAGTAC